AATGTATTAGAGTTTTGTGGTGATGGTGCTTTGCGTAAACATGTTTTGGATAGAATTAAACCAAAATACTTTTTATCAGGACACATTCACAACTTTGAAGACATAATCAATACTGGACTCAGATACCTACCTGACTATGGTATTACATTTAGTAATGCAGCAGGAGTAACTGATAGAAGATTTGATTTAGGTTTAACGTATAACGGAAATGTATTTGAAATATGATACCAAAAGAAAAAGCAGAAGAATTGGTAAATAAATTTTATTGGCGTGAAACACACCATAATGTTTCAGTTGCTGATTCTAAACAATGTGCTTTAATAGCAGTAGATGAAACCATCAGAACGCTAAACGAAGATATCAGAGATATAGACGTTAGAGGCAATATACTTTTAGACCTAATTGACTACTGGAGAGAAGTTAAAACTGAAATTGAAAAATTATGACACCAAAAGAAAAAGCATTAGAGCTAATTCAAAAATATAATTTAGTTGTTTTGGATACTGCATTGGGTGGTAGTAATCAAAGAGTAAAACAATGTGCTTTAATAGCTGTGGACGAATTGATTAGAGTTACGCCATGGGGCGGAGATATTGACAATGAAATAGAGGATGGCTCTAAGGAATTTTACATGAAGGTTAAACAAGAAATAGAAAAATTATGACACCACAAGAAAAAGCACAAGAATTATTTGACAAAATGAATGGAGCACAAGATGAATTTGGAAGTTATCCAATGTGTTTTGATACTGCAAAACAATGTGCTCTAACAGCAGTAGATGAATTGATATCATATTCAAAAGAATGGGACGACTCAGATTATTGGACAGAAGTCAAACAAGAAATAGAGAAACTATGACACCACAAGAAAAAGCAGAACAGCTAGTTGATAATTTTAGAAATACTATTATGTCATTTCTAAGCGACAACATGAAAAATAAAAATGCAAAAGAATGTGCTTTAATGGCTGTGAATGAAGTCATACTTGAACAATGTAAAAGCAGTGAATTGAAAGACCCTCGCTACCAAGATGAAAGGCTAATGTATTGGAATGAAGTTAAACAAGAAATAGAAAAACTATGATATCAGGAGAACAACCAAAAATACTTCTCGAAATGGATGAGAATGGAAATTTAAAAATGACAGATGACCAAGCTGCTTTGCTTGGACTACTAACACAAGGTAAACCAAATTGGAAACTAGTTCGTGAACGAGACAATTTAATAAACCATTCTGTTGATATAAAATGGATAGAGTGGGATGAAGATGGTCGCTACCTAGCTGACCATCAGGAACCAGCTATTGGCCGTTCATTACTTATGGGACCGTTCAATCAGTTCTTTAATTGGCAGACAACTGATGTTACTGAAATAGTAGAGCAAAGAGAAGACTATGTTAAATTTAAAACTAAAAATAGTGTTTACGAATTGTTTAAACTAAAATAAAATGGAAATAAAAACATTAAAAAAACTCATCAACAAAAAGTTTGATGAAATATGCGAACAAAGAATAATGCCTGATACCATTGGGATATTCAAGGAAGAGGTATTTAAACTAATTGATATCTATGAAGAAGATGAACCGTCCACTCCTACACCCAGTATACCGTTTATTCCCACACCTGGGTTTACTGTAGGTGAACCTGATGAAATACTATATGCCGAAATTTGTGGATGTAACCCTAAAAATGGTGGTAATGGTATTTGTGGGTGTGTTATGGGTAATAAAATGATTCCTAACCCTAAAAAACATGGGTATTCTAAATTATCTAACTTTACTACTAGAACTTCAACAGACACAATTATAATTGATCCAAATTTAAACAACATAAAATAAAATGGAATCTAAATGCGATCGTTGCAACACACCCACTTCACAACTTCAAGAATTTGAAGAGGGTATTTACAAAGGTAGAAAATTAGGAAAAACATACAGAACAATGTATGAAGGCCCACCCATAGAAGAATACGAACGTATTCTCTCAGAATACAAATGTGAAAATGGAACAGACAACATTCCAGAATTAGAAACAAAATATGGGGTGGGAATGGTAGATAAAGCATTTTTCTACGATCAATTAGGTAGCACTATAGGTAGTTCTTATGAATGTAAAAACTGTATAGAAGAATAAAATGAATAAAGTAATAGACACAGGTGAAGAGTATATTTTGTGTGCAGCAATATGGTATAAAGATTTACCCACACAAAGGCTATTACCTAAAAATGTAGACAAGGGCATTGTTGTGTGTGGCCACAGACATGGACACTGCATTGACATTATGAGGTCACTTGGAACTCTTCGTTCCGTAACTTTTGGCCCTGACAGTGTTGGAGAGCATGAACAAGGGTTTCTTACCAGCACAAATAGATTCGTGGATAGACTTGAAGCAGCTGAAGTAGCAGTTAGTCAGGGTCAGGTGTGGAGAAACTTTTTAATTAACCCAAAAGTAGGTTTGTTTTCAGAAGACTTATACTAAACGCTTGGCTTCCTCAAAAAAATATCTTACATTTACAATATGAAATTATATACAAAACAAGATTTAATCGATTTAGTAGAATCATTAAAAAATTATACACACGAATCTCATAGTATACTTGGTCACGATGAACGTGAAGCAAAAGAATTTGTAGATATATTTTTAAAAGATAGAAACCCAATAGAACTACCAAGTGAGGAGGAGATAGATGCATTTATAAATAAGAATTTCATATCACATGGTGAGGATAATTGGCAAAGAAAGTACTTCAAAGCTGGTGCTAAATGGATAAAAGATAAAATACAAGGAGGTAACAAATGAAAATAAACTTTAAACCAAAAGACCCCTTCCATCTAACGGATGAAGAGATTGACCAACTTCAAATTCATTCAGGCACATATCCAAAAGATGCTGATGAAGAAACTAAACAGAAATGGAGAGAAGCATACCGTAGAGTAGAAGATAATAGCAACAAACAAATTGCTAAATACGGTAGTGTAGACAAATGGTATGAGAGTGGAGAAGGGAGGTTGTTATGAAACTATACACAGAAGAACAATTACTCAATACTATCAAATCTATACGTGATTATAATGATTGGTTTAGCGGGGAGGTTGCTAATGAAAGAATTAAAAAACACTTGAAAGCACTTCAACCAATAGTCCTACCAACAGATGAAGAGATAGATGAATATATGAAGTCATTCCCTTATACAAAACACCTTGACGATGGTCAATACAATGATGGAGTTATTGTAGGTGCTGAATTAGCAATCGAATGGATGAAAAATAAAATTAAAGACCAAATAAATTATGAAATTTAGAATAGTAGAATACACTCATTGTGTTAGTGATTTAAAATGGGAAAATGGACGTTCTCGAATAGAATATGTTATTGAGAAACAAACTTGGCTTGGTTGGAAAGAAATTTTCAACACTGAAATAAAACCAAAAAGAATATCTCACAAAACATATCAGGATGCTGAAGCCTACCTCTACTCAAAATATATGGGGCATGGAATGTGTAAAAAGATAGGGAATGAATATCAATACACCGATTACACTTATTTTGTATGATTGGAACAATAACATTAACTCATTTAGGATGGTTTGTAACTAGTTCTGAAGCACCATTTGGTTATCCACTTTATTATCTTGATCTTCGAGCACTAGCCTTTAGATCAGACATTAAATTAGATGACAGACACGGACAAGCGGTTGAATTTACATTGATAGACATAACCGATCCGCTTACTCAAGAAACCGTAAGTTATGCTTCAATAACTAAATTGTATGACGAAACACTTAAACCATTAACTCAAAAATTAAAGGACCACCTAAAAAGTATAACTACAGAACAATTTGAAAAACAAATAGAGGAAATAGAAGCGGAAGGTTATACATCAGGTCCTACTATGGAAGAATTTATTTGCAAAATGGAAGACTGTCCTCATTGTGCTTATGAACAACAACAAGAATATGAAGAGGAACTAGAAAAAGAAGCATGTATTGACTTTGCAAAGTGGCTAGCCCAATCGGATTGGATGTCAATATGGGTTACAGACAAATGGATGTGGGAATGTCAACTAGAAGACTCTAAAATGGGATACAAAACAGAAGAAGAATTATATCAAATTTATTTAAAATCAGTATGAGCTTAATTGAACACGCAAAAACAGAATTACAAATAGCAGGACTATTTGATAAAGAAGGAGACTTCTATGATGGAATGACTGGTAAAGCAGTAATGGAACTTATAGAGGTATTTGCCAAACAAGGCCACTCTGGAATGTCAGCTCCATATGTCATTAGTGTATTTGAAAAAGTAGCAAACTTCAAACCACTAATTGGCATCACAGGTAAAGATGAAGAATGGTGTGATGTAAGAGACTTAGGTGTTGGTGGTTCTTGGTATCAAAACAAGAGATGCTCAGCTATATTCAAAGATGGTAAAGACGGAAGACCTTACTATATTGATGCAATCGTAAAACGAGATCAAAATGGAACTTGTTGGAGTGGATTTGCTTGGCTGTCTGAAGAAGATTATAAAACAGGAGACAGAAGTAAGATGGTAGGTAAAAAAGGATACATCAAATCATTTCCATTCACACCCAAAACATTTTACATTGATGTTAGGGATGTAGAAGTAGCAAAGGACGATTGGGAATCGTTTGTAGTAGATCCTTCTCAGTTAGATGAAATAAAAGAATATTACGATTTATATTAAACCACTATGATAGAATTTCTAACAACATTGATAATCCTTAGCATAGGATTTATAATAGGTGCTTACACATTCAATATTCCAACCAAATGGAACAAATGGGAAGATATTACGATTGTATATGAAGATTATACCTTCTCACTACTTCAAGTTAGGTCAAACAACAAAGGAGATAAAGAATTTAGAAAAATTAAAATAGTAAAGTATGCTAACCTAAGCACAGATCAACTAGAAAGTATAGCAGGAATACTTCAAAACCTGAAAACCAATAACGCAAAATAAAATAGCTAATATGAAACAAACAGCAATGCAACAACTACTTGCTCAATTAAAAGATGAAAGAGCAAACCTACCCATGAGTAAAGAATGGGATAGATGTTATCAAGCAATTGAAATGGCTATACAACACACTTATATAGCAGTGGAGCGTGAGCAGTTAATAGATGCTTGGATGGTAAAAGACAATCCTTTACAAAGATTAGCAGCAGAAAAATACTACAACGAAACTTATGGAAAATAAAAAACAAACAGCGGTTGAATGGTATTGGGATAAAATAAAATCCCATTTTGAACACGATGGAGACTTATTTGAAACAGCTACATTTACTTTTGCTATAGCTAAAGAAAAGGAAAAAGAACAAACTGAACAAAGAGACAGTGTTATTAGTCAAATAGATTTAGAATTATCTTTAATAGAAGATTATGCAAAAGGAGAAGTTGGCGACGCTATTACAACTTTAAGAAAGAAAATATCCAACTATTACGCAGAAAATAATTATAAATAAAATGGGAGTACTTACGCTACAACAAGCAAAAGATAAATTTGGAGAAGACAATATCCGAAAAATATTTGAAATCCAAATTCACGAAAACATGTATCCTGTCTATAGTATTGAAGGATACGAACATAACCTAGGAAAGTATAATGGATGCCCTGATACTTGGTGGTTAGATTATTCACAATATGATACACAAATAGGAAACCCTGAGCGAGAACTTATTCCTTACATTGATAAAGGTGTTCATCGTGTTTGTTGGGAAGTAAACTATCGTCAGTTTAATAGCTCAAAATATAAGTGGGACGAGTGGAGTATTAGAAGTGGAGGTGTTTGTACTATTAAAGCAAACGGAAAAGAAGTTTACAAATTTCATTATAGAGATTTAAACGGAGCAATGGCCGCAGCTCAGGTCAAAATTGATAAAATGATTGAACATCCATTCAACTTCATCAACCCTGAAACAGAAATCGGAAGAAAAATTTGGTATCACAATCTACCAGCAAAAATACTTTTAGGATACGAACCTGGTGAAATTAAAATTGAACCTGATCTAGAATATATGTCATCAAAACAATGGTGGGGTGAATTAGAAAGAAGAACAACTAAATTAACTTCAAAAGAAGTAAGTGAAGAAGAAATAGAAGACATGGAAATAGAACAACAATATTTTAATGAAAGTAAAGATTATGGAAGTATAAACCATGGAAGTGTATTTTATGACGGAATGATAAATTGGTTTAGAAACTAATTATAAATGAATTTGGATGCTGTTGATAAAATAATTATATTCATTTATGCAACTATATTCATTGTATTTATTGTATTACCTGTATTACTAAATAAAGATAAAACGCACCACGACGATTCGTGGTAAACATTATGAAACAAACAGCCGTTCAGCTTTTAAAAGAAGCTTTAGATTATGAAATGAAGTCAGGAACCAAAATGGTTGTGAATTGGGATATGTACTTAGAAATTGAAAAAGAACAAATGATGGATGCTCATCTTAAAGCAGATGTGTTTCCAAGAAAATATGAATTTGAACAATACTATAAAGAAACTTATGGAAAATAAAAAACAAACAGCAGTAGAGTGGTTAAAAAAAGAACTTGAAGAATATGGTGACCCTCAGTATTGTGAACTAACTTGGAATGAATTAGATGAATTATGTGAACAAGCCAAAGAAATGGAAAAGCAACAGATAATAAAAGCATTTAACAAAGGTGCTATGCAACCACAAAGAATGGGTACTGATTATTTTGATGAAACTTATAAAAATAATGTATGGGAACTTTAATTTTATGGATAGCTATATTGGGTATGATAGGATATCAAACAATTAATTATAAAAAAGATTATCATGACTAATATGACAGCAGTTAAACAACTAATATATGATTTAAGAAATATTGATATGTCAATATTCAATGAGGAACATTGTAAAAAGTATTTAGAAATGGAAAAGCAACAGATAGAAGATGCTTTTGATAAAGGGAAATGGGATTCAATGGCTTTCAAAGGAACACCTAAAGAACAATACTACAATGAAACTTATGGAAAATAAACAAACAGCAGTAGAGTGGCTTAATTCAATGTTAACGTTTGAAGGTACTCCTATTATTTCTAAAGATTTACTTGAAGTAGCCAAACAAATGGAACTCGCTCAACGTATAGATGATTATAACAACGGCCACACAGATAGACAGAAAAACATCTTTCGTTTGCCTACTAAAAATTAGGCTTTCAAAACAATTTACCTTACCTTTACAATATGAAATTTAACACATTATATAAACGAGCTGTCAATGGTAAAATCAATGAATGGACAGTTGAAGTAGAGGGGAGTTGTTTTCGTACTATCTCAGGTTATACAGATGGAATCAAAACAACAAGTGAATGGACGTGTTGTGAAGCTAAAAACGTAGGTAAGAAAAACGCAACCACACCCGAACAACAAGCTAAAGCAGAAGCTGAAGCAATGTGGGTTAAACGAATTGAACTAGGTTCATTTGACAACATACGTGACATAGATAAACCTGTCTACTTTAAACCAATGTTGGCTCAGGACTATCACGACTATAAAGATAAAATTACATTCCCTGTTTATTCACAGCCTAAACTCGATGGTATACGTTGTATTGTTAGGGCAGATGGAATGTGGTCTCGAAACGGTAAACCCATTATATCCGCACCCCATATTTTTGAAGCATTAAAATACATATTTGAAACAAACCCCGACTTGGTGTTTGATGGAGAATTGTATGCAGATAAATTTGCAAACGACTTTAATGCTATTTGTTCGTTGGTAAAGAAAACTAAGCCAACAGCATCAGACTTAAAAGCAAGCGCTGAACAAATTCAATACCACATTTATGATATTCCTAGTGTAGGGGCGGATTTCGTTTCTAGAAACGCTTATTTGAATTTAATTTCACTACCTAATTGCTGTGTTAAAGTAGGAACTACACAAATAAATAACGAAACTGAATTAATGTCATGGTATAACGAATACATGGCTATGGGTTACGAAGGTCAAATGCTTCGTTTAGATAAACCATACGAAAATAAACGAAGCAAATCACTACTCAAACACAAATCATTCATAGATGAAGAATATACTATATTAGATATAGAAGAGGGGAATGGAAATAAAACAGGAATGATTGGAGCATTTATATTTGAAAGTAAAACAGGACACCGCTTTAACGCTTCACCTAAATTTAATTGGGATGAATGTAAAGCAATGTGGCAAAATAGAACACAACTCATAGGCAAATCAGCTACAGTAAAATACTTTAACCTAACACCTGATGGTGTACCTAGGTTCCCTTATGTAATAAAAATAGATAGAGAATCCTATGAATAGAGTTTGGCTTCCAAGGATACTTGTCGTACATTTATATTAACAAATAAAAAAATAAGTTATGCCGTTAAACCTCTCAAACACAGAATTTCTTTCAATGGAAGAAATCAAAGCAAAAGCAAATAGTATATTTGCTAAAAAAGGATCAGAAACAACCTCAGAAAAGTACTCACACATTCCTACCTTTAAGGTAATTGAAGACATGAGTAAACTAGGATGGAATGTAGTTGATGCTAAAGAAGTCAAAGCACGTAAAGGTGCAGGTTATCAAAAACACTTAGTTGTATTTCGACATAGTGACTTAGTAATTGAAGGTAAAGACGGAGATACAGTATTCCCACAAATCCTACTTACAAACAGTAGTGATGGGAAAAATTCATTTACATTTAAAGCAGGTATATTCCGTTTGGTATGTGAAAATGGATTAGTCATATCAACACAAGACTTTGCTGACCTAAAAATCAGACACTTTGGATATGACTTTTCTGAATTACAGAAAACAATTTCGAAAATGGTAGAAAAACTACCACTTACAGTTGAATCAATGAATAAATTCAAACAAACTCAACTGACCGAAAACCAAATCAAATCGTTTGCTAAAAAAGCACTTGAAATTAGGTTTGGTGCAGATGAAATCAAACGTATAAAAATTGATTTCAATGAATTTACACAACCGGTACGAGCCGAAGACACAGGAAATAGTTTATGGAGTGTGTTTAATCGAGTACAGGAGCGAATCATTGGTGGGAATTTTAACTATAAATTTGGAGTTAAAGAACGTAAAGCACGTAAGATAAAAAACTTCAATCAAGATATGGCTTTGAATTCGAAACTATATGAGTTAGCTACAGAGTATTGCCCTGCGTAATACTTAAAGTCGGGTGGTGGAAGCGAGAATGGATATCCATTCCGATAGAAGACACAACTGTTCAGTTGCATAACAATGCGTGTAGGTGCAAGTCCTACCTCGACTACTAAAGAACTAGGCTTTCAAAGCCATTGGATGTACATTTATATTAAATAAAAAACTTAAAACAATGATTAAAATAACTTATTACTCAGAAGTAATTGACAACTGGGGAAGAACAGAAAGTTCGTCAAATGGAACTGTTATACACAAAGCTTTAACCGATGTTGATAATTGGAACGATGATATGACTTTTGAAGGTGATAATGGTGAAATTTATTTTATCGATGACTTAATTGGTAAAGAAGTATTAATAGAAGGTATTGGTTCAATTACAGTACAAGAATAAAAATTATGAAAACTTTATTTATAACAAATTTTATTTTTAAAAAACGTTGTACAAAATGTAAATCAAAAAACCTTACTGATGGAATTTGGAGAAGAGGATGGAACGAGTTATGTCAACAAGCAACTGGAGATTCAGGTATTCGATGTTATGATTGTGGTCATATTGTATGGAAACAAAACTTTGAAGAATATCAAAAATCATTACCAAAATGGTGTAGAGCTTATAAAGATTAAAAATAGTCAGGTGGCGGAATTGGTAGACGCAGCCACGAGTGGGTTGGACTAATATGACAAATAAATCCATTTACAGGTTCAAATCCTGTCCTGACTACAAAACTAGGCTTCCAAAGCCATTGGATGTACATTTATACTAACAAATTAAAAAAACGGTTATGAAAAAACGAGGTCGTCCAAGATTAAACCCAATTGCAACACAGCCAACACGTGTTCAAATTGACTTTAGTCAAATCACAAAACTAAGCCAATTAGACATTGATTCACGAATGATGGATCAAATGGAAAGTGGTTTAACAATTGACAAACTTATTAGTCATGAAGGAGGTATACCTAGCGCTACCAACATCATGGTTATAGGCGATCCAGGTGTAGGTAAAACTACTGTATTGCTTGATTTAATGGCATCAGTTCAAATTAAAAACAAAGAACGTAGGTGTTTATTTATATCAGGCGAAATGGGTAAAAAACAGATGTTTAAATACACTCAACGTTTTCCTCAGTTCGGAACTATACAAACCATGTTTGTATCAGACTATACAAACCACAACACCAAAGATGTAATTGAACAAGTATTCAAATTAGGATGGGACTTAGTACTAATAGACTCAGCTGCTGAAATAATTGAAGGTGTTCGTGACGACAACAATTGGGACAGAAAAACAGCAGAATCATGGTTAGTAGACATTTGTGTTCAAAACAACAAAGGTGAAAACGACCTAAACAAATTCACTACATTCATGTTGATTCAACAAGTAACCAAAGCAGGAGTATTCGTAGGTAGCAACAAACTAAAGCACATGGTTGATGCAATGGCTGAAATGCGACGCGAATCAGATAAAGACGGTGGTGGTACATACATAGAGTTTTCTAAAAATAGAAACGGAAATGTTGCTGTTAGGTTGGCTTACCAATTAACAGGTAGTAGTATTATATATTCAAATATAGAACCAAATAAAGAAGAAGAAGAATGAAATACAGAACACTCCTTTGGTTAGGATTATTCGGCTCAATAGTTTGCGCCGCTAACCACTTATACGTTACACACAATTACGCCGCTGCATTGCCATGGGCGCTTGTAGTTATATTTCAATTAAAAGATATTTTTAACAACTAAAAACCAAAACATATGCCAACATTTGAAGAATACGTAGAAGTAGAAGCAGAAATGGACATATCTCCAAAAGAGTTTGTTCGAGCTTGCGATGAAGATGAACTTGAAGAATTAATTGAAGAAATTCATAAAGACAAACGCTTTAGAAAACCAATGGCACTACCTATCGTATCCAACCATTTTGATGAAGAATGGAATGAAATAACTTTTAAACTTTCAAATTCACGTTTACAAATGTCAAACGAAGACATTGAAGTAATTAAAGCAATAATCAACAAATACTAGGCTTCCAAGACTCAACATCGTACATTTATAGAAAATAAAGGTTATGTTGTGGAAATGTAAAATAAAATACAAAGGCGAAGCCAACTATACAGAATCAATTCAATATTCAGAGGGACCAATTACATTAACAGACCCAAACATTGAATCAGCAATTGTAGAAAGGTATACCTACAAAGTAAAACACATATACCAACCATTTGTTTTAACATTAGGCGAAAACACAATTATATTCCCAAATGGCATCAGAGCACACCCACAAACCACACAAAACGACATAATTTGGGAGAAATGGAAACCTAAAGAACAGAAAACATCACAAGTATGGGAATTCGAATCATCTTCATTTAAAGGTGAAATTTACAAAGTAAAAAAATCAGGAGACAGAATAACATGCAGCTGTCCTGGGGTATGGCGCTCAAAAGACAGAACATGCAAACACATAAAAGAAGTACAGCAAATGTTGGCTTCCAAAACCGCGTAACGTACATTTATAATATGAAAAAGATAATAGCAATAGCAATACTAGCAATAGTGTATTCATGTAGCGAAGAACGTGAAATACTACCAATCAATGAAATTAGTGTAGATGGATATCACACATTAAAAGTAGTTCCATTTGAAGGACACGATTACCTTGTATTACACAGAATGCATCATGGTTCAACAATAATACATTCAGAATCATGTAAATGTAAAAATAAATAATATGAAAACGATTTGGAATAAATTTGAAACATGGTTCAACAAAAATTGGGCATGGTTTTTTACAAATGGAAATAAACAGTAGGCTTCCAAAACTTTCAATTATATATTTATAATAAAACATATACTGAACTATGAAAAAATCTGAATTAAGACAAATCATAAAGGAAGAGATAGATTCAATGCAACCACTTTCTGAATATGATACTTTAAAACTATTGATGGATATTTGGGAAAGAATTCCTTTAGGAGTTAGAAATCACCCTGTGACTCGGGATATAGCACTAGAGATAAGAACGCAATTAAATAAAAAAGGCTATAAGATAGTTAAGAGCTAGGCTTCCAAAACAGTTCAACGTACATTTATATTATAAAAATAAAGGTTATGACAACAACAAACAAAACATCTCCGTGTGTATCTGATATACATTTGTATACCAAAATGAAGCAAGATGGTAACTTATATCAATCCATTAGTGATATGGTAGGTACTTTAAGAAAAGCAGGATTTGATGATGTTGATATCAAAGAATTCATCTTAAAGTTTACAACTCGAATTATAGACGAACAGTAGGCTTCCAAAATAATTCAACGTATATTTATACTAACAAATTAAAAAATAAAGGTTATGAAAAAAACATTTAAAGAAATAGGCGGAACATCGTTCCATGACACAACAATTAACTGTTCATTATCAACACTTAGAAAAGTATTAGGTGAACCTGAATATAGTGGAAATGATGGGGAAGGTAAAATTAATTTCGAATGGGAAATGGAAACAGACAGTGGCGATGTGTTTACTGTTTATGATTGGAAAGAATATCGTTCAATTAAGACGCCTTATGAAACAATTGAATGGCACATTGGTGGAATGAGTAAACAAATTACAGAACAAGCCAAACGTGAAATTATGGAAACTATACATATGATAAATAAAAAATAAAAGCCATGATAAAACCAAAATCTAAAAAATCCAAAACAACGGATGCAAGAGTTAAAAAAATTCTCTCTAAAAAAACCGACAAAGAAAGACAAGACGAATTTTTCAAACAACTACTAAACATATTAAAATAAAAGCCATGATAAAACAAGAAAAAATAAAACATAATGCACAGTGTTTATTGGGAATAGATGATGAATGGAATTATTCAGATATCAAAGAACACTTAGAATGGCTAATCCAAAATCCAAACGAAATAGCAGATGGATATTGCAAAGGCGAAATGACAGAGGAAAATGTGGATAGAACAATGGGGTGGGTGTTGTATTATAAGCAGATGTATTATGCGAATAAGGCATTGGAATCATTGACAATTTTCTCAAAACAAAGTGTGACAAATTAAAATGTAACGTGACAGGAATGGTGGTGGATGTATAGTATGTGGTAAATGGGTGTTAGTGTGTGGTTGTGTTGTGTTCTGAAAATCCAACCCTTTTTCTCCGAAAGCCCACCTCACTTTTACTCGACAAAGTATATACAAAAAACCGCAAACCTTGCGTGGCTTCCAAAACAGGTGTGTGTAAATTTAGGCAAAATAAAGGTTATGACAGTAAAATCCGAATATCAAAGACAAATAGAAGACAGATTGATAAAAAGTCTTCAAATAAAAATTGAGTTAAACTTGCTTTTTTTGCAAGCCATAACTAAAGAAGATTGGGACAATGCAGGAACCTACCAAGACGCAATGGAAGAAGAGGACAAGGAAATTGCAATGTTGGTGCTAATTAAAGAATCATTGTTTCAGTAGGCTTCCCAAACCACGTTACGTACATTTACAGTATAAATTTAAAAACACAAAACAACGTTCTAAAAAATAGGTTATGAATGAATCACATCCATTAATGCTTGTAGTGCAAACATTTGTTATAAGCGAAGACTTAATATTTGATTTGAACTTAAACTAAAACATATGAAACGGATATTAGTGGCAATAATGGTGGTGGCTGGGGTGCAAGGGCAGGCCCAGTGGATCCCAAAAGACATCTACAAGACACCAGATTCACTAATGACAGATTCAGATTATGCCCGGATCCCAAATTGGGGAGACAGGGCAATGGTGATGGTAGTAGATTCAATATTAATAGTAAACAATGACACCTTAGCCGCAAGAGGTGCTATGGTATTAAGCACTTGGAAGCAAATTGAAGTGGCTGTGGACGAATTGGATATGTGGGTTACGTTTAATTTCCCCAACAGATATGATGGTGTAAGATATCATAGCACAAAAATTGTGCATTGGGTTGTTGAATTTACGCCCACGGGCTATTGTAGGTTTAAAATGTGGGGCCGCAGAGAACCGTCCGAAGGTAGGCTGCCAGAATAAAATATTGTAAATTTAAAGCATATGAAACGGATAATAACAACAGTAATAATGGTATTTGGGATGTGTGTTTTACAAGCCCAAATAGGTTTAGACGAGCTTCAAATGCGAGACTCAGACCAACTCCAAATATTCAAGGACAAGATCCCGGATTCAACCTACAAATGGTACTGGGGTGTGGGGTATAATGATGACGAATCCATTGCAGACGCCATGCGTAAAGCCGAAATGGATAATCCACCAAAAGAAGGTGAAATGCAGGTAATGAATTATATTATATATAACGTTACAATGGTTAGGTTTGATGAAAACAGAAAGTACATTTATTACAATAAAGTTGGATTAAAAAACTAAAACATATGAAAAAATATAAAATAACAGAAGAACGACAGGTAACTCAATATTGGGTGTATGAGGTAGAGGCCGGCTCATTACCCGAGGCGTTGGAGGAAGTGATCCAGGGTAAGGTCCAGCCAGTCGACCATTTCACCTCCACGCCCATGGGCGAGGACGAAGAATCCCACTACAGTGCAGATGAAATAAGTGACGATTCCGAGCAAGAATTACCGTTCTAACTTGGCTTTCAAAACAAAACACCGTACATTTATAGTATAAATAAACAAACAAAAATAAAAGTTATGTCAAAGAAAACAGCAAAAACCGAAGCTCCAGCAGTAGCTGAAACTGCAAAACGTGGTCGTCCGTCAAACCCAAACAGTGCTCGTCAGACGCGAATGGCAGCTCAAGCTCAAAAGCGTGCAGCTGGTTTACTCCATAAAGGTCGCCCCGTGACAGAAGGATCTGCCCGTCAAATCCGCCTCAAAGCAATGGCTGAGAAGCGTGCAGCAGGTACACTCCGCAAAGGTCGCCCGTCAAATCCTGATAGCCAGCGCCAGCAAAAGATGGCTAAAGCGGCTAAATAATAATCGTGATTTGTAAGGAGCTTGGCTTGCCAGGCTCCTTTTATTATATTTACAGTATAAAATAAAGGTTATGTATAAATACACAAAACGCGAATTGCAAAATCTAGACACTATTGAACAATCTTGGGACGGAGCTGAACTAAAAATTGATGATGGTGATACACGAGTATGGCTTGTACCTGTCTCAAACCGAGGATATGATGGTGACTACCAGGTTGAAACCAAAGGACCTACAGGTAGATGGGATATTAAAAACTTTTATTTCGAGTATTAGGCTTCCCAAGATAATTAACGTATATTTACAGTATAAAATAAAGGTTATGAGCGAAATATTAATTAAAAAAATCAGAGGTGGAATAATGGGGATCCAAAATGGCACCAAAACCCCGCAAGAAGTGATCGGCTTGTTGGTCCGATTGAAGGATGTTAATTTCCCGATGTACGAGGAATTATTAGCAAAATACATCCAAATTGTTAAAGACAAAAAATAATATGGTATCATTAAATGATTTATTGGTCCACGACGGTCTCTACTATGTGGGGCACCTGATAGATTTAGATGGGAATGACTGGGTGGAAGAGGAGATCGCCCAGCTTATCCTCCTAGAGCATAATAATGGAGTGTCATCATAACCAAAAACGAGGATCGGCCGGGTGTCTACACCCGGCTACCTCTATATCACCATGGGCAAGAGCAAAATAAACGGTTTATCCAAGAGGCATGTTGCCCAGATCATCAGACGGAAGATGATCACCCGGACCAAGCCAAGTGGTAAAATATATAGCCGCAAAAAACGTGGCTCCCGAGATTAAACATTGTACATTTACAGTATGATGACAAACGAACAATCAGCAATCTTCAGACAGGTGTTAGACACCAACTGGGAAATTAAAGAACTAATCGAAGCAGGTAAATTTGTAGACGCATTACCTAAAGTAAAACAATTGAACGAGCTTAAAGCCACACTCAGACAATCAATGGGGGCAGAAGCATACGACAATTTTATGGACACTGGCAGACGGATGTTTGCTCCGGTTGAAGATGAGGATGAATAAATCCTTGGCTTTTAAAATTATTTAATGTATATTTACAATATAAAATAAACACACATGACACCACAAGAAAAAGCAGTTGAACTTGTAAATAAATTTCTTAAACTCACTTCTAAACACAGTGGTATGGAAACAGCAGGACTTGGAGCCATAACCGTTGCTAAAGCATGCGCTACAACGGCAGTAGATGAAATATACAAAACCAATCTCAAACATGGGGCATACATTGAAACTGATTGGGATAAAACCTATTACTATTCTTATTGGGAAGATGTTAAACAAGAAATAGAAAAACTATAATATGACAACACTAGTAATTCACCCAGATGACCGTAGCACGGATTTCCTCCGTCCTATTTACTCGGGCATCGACACCAAGACCGTCCTCACTGATGCGGTTAGTGAGGGGCAGCTCATAGAGGCAATCGAATCCCACGACCAGATTATTATGCTGGGGCATGGATCCCCATACGGTCTGTTTAATGTGGCTCAGATGGGCCACGGTGGAACAACCATTGGAGAGCGGCATGTGAGTCTACTCCGCAATAAACCGGGCATTTATATCTGGTGTAACGCAGACAGATTTGTTGAGCGACATGGACTGAGGGGACTGTATACGGGTATGTTTGTGAGTGAGGTAGGGGAATCCGCCGCATGTGGAGTATCTTCACCGCAGCAGACGGTGGATGAATCGAACCAGTTGTTTGCTCGGGTACTGGGAGAGGCGCTCATCAACAGGATGCCCTACAGTGAGGCATATGAGTATGTGGACACCAAATATGGGATGTTGGCTGATCTGAATGATGTAGCCCGATATAATTTGGAGCGGTGGTACTGTAGGGTGGATGAGAGAATGGATCACCGTACAGGTAAGTTAGGTAGTCACACCTGGCCAGGTAGGCAATTGGAGTTGGCTCTGCTTGGCTCCCGTGAATTGTCATCGTATATTTAGGGTATATGAAAATGATATAGCAAAATAATAAACACACCAACTAATGCAGTTGAAATGTTTAACATGGCTCAGGAAATAGTGAGCATAATGACCTGCCCATTAGGAGATAGACACCAGCAGATCCGCTACACTAAACTAGTGGATGCCATTGACCAATTACCTAAGGCATATGCTGAATTATTATTTGCCTACATTAACAGGAAGATGGATGAATACCATCAACCAAATGAAGATGGCTTCAGCGCCTATGATATGGACCAGGCCATACTAAGATCATCTGGTGTCTAGGGAAGGTAAGTGTTGCCCTATTGGGCTTGCAAAAAACAGTGTCGTACATTTATGGTATATGAAAATGATTAGCAAAATAATAAACAACGAAAAGGTGCAGATTTGGGCTGCATTATTAGGGTTCCTAGTGTTGAATGTAGTATTTGGGACTGTAGGGGGTGCGTGATATATATGCCCGTATGCCGTAGGTTGTACCTATGGACCACGTGCGTTGATTTCCATATATGCGTGGGGCGTGCGGGAAAAGGGCTTGGATTAATTTTTAGATAAAGGTCGATATACCCACCCCGACTCATATATACTTATATCTCTTGCCACAACCACCCCACCTCGCACCCACAATTCCCAACTAACCAATTTACCCAGAAATCCAAACTAATGCAATCACCCAGAAAACCGATTTTGTGTATGTCGATAAAGTATATCCTTATATATCTAACTTGGCTTCCAAAACTCTCGTTATTATATTTACCGCAAATAAAAGTTACAAGTAATAATTTCATTAGAACTTATTTATGATAAATAAAATCAAATCATCGTTATTCCTACTAGCCCTAACATCGCTATCCGTTTTTGTGACTTACGCTTTGTTTGCGGTAATCAGTTGGGAATACAACCCATTAAACTGGGGTGTTTACACTCGTGGTTTTTTTGGTTTTTTTAGTGCATCATCATTAATATTAACAATTGGATTATTTTATGACGACAGTAAATGAAATAGAATACATTGGTTATTTGCTTAAAGAAGCATCTAACTATGATTTGCAAGCCGAAGTTGTAGCATTTGCACTGTCCGCTATGCAAAGCGATCCCGAACTTTCCATTGAAAGAGCGATGGAAATTGGGTTTCAAGAATGGGTTAAGTAAACAAGCACTAATCCCATTAGGGCTTATTTACAAGTATATACGTATAAAAAATAAACAAAATGAGTAAAGCATCATGGCAATTAAAAATCCAAACTCTTAAAGAGTGGATCGAATGGATGAAACGAAATGGTAAGTCCAAAAACCGTAAAGTAAAACGTACGACTGAGGAGTAAAATTGCTCCCGTCGTCTAAAGGTTAGGACAATGCCCTTTCACGGCATAAATTTCGGTTCGAGTCCGTGCGGGAGTACAAAACGCTGGTAGGGTAAGCGTTGCAACAGAATGTCCTATTCATTCAGGTTTTATCTCAGTAAAAACTGTGCTATAATGTGAGAACACAAGTTAGCCTGAGTGTTGTAAAGGTTGCAAATAGTCAGGTGGCGGAATTGGTTAGACGCGACTCTATAAACGGGTGTATTACAGCAACAATGAAAATCGTAATACAATTACAGGTTCGAATCCTGTCCTGACTACAAAAAACAAAAATATGAAACAATTAACAGAAGAACAAATTGAGAGACTCAAGAAATTAGCAAGTAATTCAACATCTGTTGAAGATTGTGGTGATGAATGGAATCCGTATGAAATAAGTGGAGGAAACTTTGATGATTGTTATTGGGTAGGTCATAAAGATGCCGACATTGAAAATGCTCGTTTCATTTTAGGTTTATTCGGTATAGAATACTAATAAACTAGATAGTCAGGTGGCGAAATTGGTTAAACGCTACGAGCGCTTGCTCTATTGTATAGGTTCAAATCCTATCCTGACTACACGTAGCTTCAACCTGCTAAACGGTGGGAGAGGGTAACCAAGCCTCTCATAAAAGTAGAAACGATGTTTCCCCTGTTTCTTGTTCGGTGCACCGGAAGGGTTTATAAGGAGACATTTATATAGCCATGTCATATTTATGACTCGCTATGAACAGTATAATTAAAAAACTAAAGGTTATGTTTAATATTACTAACATATTTGCGTTTATTGTTGTGGCTGGTTTAGCTGCTCCATTTGTTAAATTTGAGGATAAACCTGTTGTTCAAACTGATGTTGATCCGTATTTAAAGGGGTTTGATTCTACAAACATGGATCAAGCTGAACCTGAAGTGCAGATGTATTATTATATAAAAAAGTATTCTAAACAGTATAATATACCTACTAAATATGCTTTTTCGGTAGCGTATATTGAGTCGTTGTATAGAGGACCGTGTGATAAAAATTATAAACATAATGTTACTTCGTATTGTGGGGCTTTAGGTCCAATGCAAATTATGCCTGCTACTGCTAAATTAATTTATGGTAAAACAGTTAATAAAGCGCAGTTAAAAAATGATATTGATTTTAATGTTAAAACGTCAATGATGTTGCTTCAAATTCTTCATAACAAATATAATAATTGGGGAGTTGTATTTGGAGCTTATAATACTGGAAAACCATATGTAAATAATTACGCTCGAAGAGTGTTAAAGAAAGAATATGTATGGTTATAAAGCAGTTATAGTTGAGTAGCTCAGTTGGATAGAGCACAAATTTTCTAAATTTGCGGCCACAGGTTCGAATCCTGTCTCGACTACATCCCGCTACCTGGGTAGGGTTGATTGGAATTTAGGTTAGTAACGCCAATTATAAAAGCAGATGTTTACGTACCCATCTTCTGCTTTCCCGAATATATTAAGTGTAGGTTCTTTGACATAAAAAACGAAAGGAAAAATAAAAATGGAAACACTATCTTTTGCTTTTGGAGTGCTTGCGATGGTTGCTATTATGTTAGTAGTAGTAGTTGTTGCTGGTATTGTAAAGGTATATAATCAACAAAAACAAATAAACACCCTAATGAGTATATCAGAGGAAATAAATAGAAGAATAGATAATGAAGTGCGTGAAATATGTCATCAGATGCATGATAATAAAGAAGTTGCTTTTCGTCGATTAGATGAATTGCAATCTTATATTGATTCACGTATTGATAAAACAATAAATAAAAAACAATTAATTAAAGGATAAAATAACCCGTTAAAGAGCCTACACTTTTTATATTTTTAACATATGTATAACAAAACATTTAATATATTATAAAAATGAAAATAAACGACTTACGCACCCTTATTCGCGAAGAAATACAAAACGAATTAGCTGAAGCTAAAAAGAAAAAGAAAAAAGAAGCTAAAGAAAAAATAATGGAAATTATTGCTGAAGCGGAATTAACTGAAGTAGAATTAGAAGAAGGAATTAAAGATTTTTTTAGTAGTAGTAAAAAAGGAGATCCTGCGGAAATAACCAAACTATTTCCAAATGATGAAGCGTTAGCAAAAGAATTGTATAGATTTTATGGACAAAAATATGATGATAAACAAAAAGAAATTGCTTTATCTAATTTAAAAGATGAAGAAGATGGAGAAAAAAAGAAGAAAAAACTTATTCAAGGTTTAGCAAATCTTGGCCTTGCTGTAGGATATGGTAATATAAAAAATTATAAATTAGGTTCAAAATTTAAAGATGAAAAAGGAAAAGAAATTGCATTAACCCAGGCATATGTGACTGATACATTAAAAGTTCCTCAATTCGGAGAAATTATATCAGCAGCAACAAAAGCAGGTGATAGAAGTATCGGCTCAGGTGGTTATGGTGAATAACATTAAATAATAAATTTAACAAAACATAACAGGGCCGCCACAAAGCGGCCTTTTTTATTCGGTAGGCTTCCAAAACTCACTAATGTACATTTATCGTAGATAAAACGAGAAACCATGAATGTATTTAAGAAAAAACCGTATTTAGTTAAGTTGTTTTGCACTCAAGACGATATCAAGAAAATTGACGATTTCTTTTCGGAAGAAAATGCTGATTTGTTTCCATCATATATTCAAGATTGTATTGGTAACTGTGATATATTTGAAGAAAGTGATTTTCATTTCATTATGATTATTGATGAATTATCTATGGATTTTATTAAAATTCAACTTAAAGATAGATTTAATATCAATTACGATATTAAAGATGCTACTAAACAATTTTTATTAGGTGATTATCCATTTGAATTATCTGTTGGTAAAAAAAGAGCTGTTGAAGAAATCGTTTTAGACAATGTTACCTCAGATGATATTTTAGATAAAATTAGTATTAAAGGAATTGAATCACTTTCTGAAGGAGAAAAAAACATACTCAAATAATTATGAAACTTATATCTGCAGAAGAAGCAAGACAATACATTCCATGTAAAGAAGATTTTGCAGGAAGACCAGCCGCATATTTTACCCTTACCCCAAGTAAAGAACCGGGGTGGGAAAATTACGATGACGTTACATATTATACTGCTAAAAAAAGATTAGAATACGAAGGTAGAGAAGGGGACGGAAATTCATGGGTGTATATATTAACAAGTCCTGCTTTGCCAGGTTTATGTAAAGTAGGATATACTAAAAAAGAACCTGAAGAACGTGCTAAAGAAGTAAGCCGTGGTACTGGTGTGCCTCAACCATTTGAAGTTGCTTGGGCATTTAAGTGCTTTGATGGAGATATACTTGAGCGTGAAGTCCATAAATTTTTAGACAAATATAGAGAAAATGCAGACCGTGAATTTTTTAGAGTGGACTTTGAAGAAGCTAAAAACGCAATTAGAATTTTAGGAGAAAGATATGTAAAATCTTCTGCTTAAACTTGGCGAAAATCATTTTTTTAATTATATTTATGATTATATGAAAAAATCAATTTTAACCCTAGCCTTTGCTGCAGCTATGTTTGCTTGCAGTACTAACTCAGAAAGTACGGCTTCTGAACAAGCATGCGACACAGTTAGCTGTGAAGCAACTTGTGTAGAAACTTGTGTTGATGCTACTGCTGTTGAAGCTGCTACTGCAAACGCAGTTGCTACTGAAACTGTAGCTCACTAAGTCACAAGACTACGACGCAACCGAAATTGGCTTCATATGTATAATGTGGAGCCACTTTTATGTTCGAATTATGGACTTTGAAAAAATATTCAGCAGCTTTGGTAGCGTTAATGAGCCAGAAAAAGACTCAGATGACATTTCCCTATTAGTAGACTTCTCAGATCATCCTTTATATTGGATTGGAGGATTTACTAAATTAATTTCTAACCAGTTATTTTTTGAAAAATATACAGTTATTTCATTTAACAAAATTGCCCCAGAAATAGACATTGAAAAACTAGAAGAAACTAGTAAATTTTTTATTTATAGTAGGGCTTGGGATTATATTAAAAAAATAAAATTAGACAATCCACTACATATTGATTGTATCAAAACAAAAGCAAACAAACCATTTCTTGACGCTTTAGAAGCATCAATTAAATTTTTTGAAGAACTAGAGGAATATGAAAAATGTGCTTTGTTGCACAACATTAAACTTAAAGTAAAAGAGTATTTTCCTCAATAATATATCGCGTTACCTAATTCATTAGGCTTTCAAAACTCTATAACGTAATTTAAGGCATATTTATAAACAAATGCCTTATGAGAAAATTTCTTAGTTTTTTATTCGCCCTATTTACATTAGCATCTATTGGTCAAACATTTACTCCTGACATGGACAATATTGATTCCTTAGCTGGTTTCAATACTGCTGAGGTTATAAATTATGCTAAACAAAATGGAGTTCAAGGAAAAGAACTCCGTGATTATGTTAAACAAAGACAACGTGACTTTGTTCGTGATCGATACTATAAATCTAACCCAGCATATGAAGCACCCATTAATGGTAAATTATTCAGGAAACCAAGACAAGTAATGGTTGCCCCTTGTGTTAATGAAGGATTTGAAAATACTCCTCCAGGAAACTATGTAGGTGCTGCAAACGCAACTGCTGTTCAAGGATGGACTTTATATAGCAACAAAGCAACAAGTGCTGGTTATAATTGTACTGCATTAGGTACACCATACACTTTAGGTGCAAATGAATTTAATATTGTAACTACACCATTTAATTTTAATGCACAAACCAATGTAGTTTTATATTGGTAATTCTCCATTTGGTGGAAATAGAGTTGCTCAACTTAATTCAATAGCAACTTGGAATTATGCTCGAAACAAAATGGCAACAACATTTCCTGTTACTCAAGCAAATGCTCTATTTCAGTTTGCATTTGCAGGATTTTGGGAAAATGCAGGACATAGTTGTTGTGATCAACCAGGATTATATTTAAGAGTTATAAATGCTTGTAATGGTAATACTGTAGCTTCTTGTTCTTCAATGACATTAGCAGCTAACTGTGGTTCATTAGCAAACGTATCTTTTACACCTTGTGGATATGGTGTTATGAGTAACTGGCAAACCAAGTCAATTGACTTAACACCATACATTGGTGGTTGTGTTACTATTGAAATATGGACTGTAGATTGTAATTTTGGAGGACATTATGGTACAACATTTTTTGATGCTGTGTGTGGTGGTCAAAATATATCTCCTGGTTTAGGAGGTTTACCTGGAGGTCCTATTCCAGGTGCTGTTTCATTTTGTGCAGGTTCGGGTGTAGCTCAAATTAATGCTCCTTTAGGGTATAACTTTTATCAGTGGGTAGGGCCTAATGGTCCTATACCTCCTCCTATGGGAACAACAGCTGTTATTACTATTACAAATCCAATCCCAGGTCAAACTTATACTGTTAACTTAACTTCAAGTGGTGGATGTCAATTAAGTTCTATTTCACAATTGAATACGACTACCGTAATGATAGCAGGTATTGGTTCTAATACCACTTGCCCAAATGGATCTTCAGGTTCAGCTACAGTACAAGGTGCTGGAAGTGGGGCAGGCTATACTTATACTTGGACTAATACTTCTAATAGTGTAGTAGGTACTTCTTCTATTGCTGTTAATTTACCTGCAGGTATTTATTCTGTTACTATTGCAGGTGCAGGAAATGCTTTATGTGGTACTGCTTCTGCAACTGTATCTGTTGGTACAGGTACACCTCAAACTCAATACTTATATAAACCTTATTGTGGGGCCCAAGCTTATTTAAACACAACTGGTGGTACAAACTTTCAATGGTTTCTTGGTAATTCTCCTATACAAGGATCTCTTGGCGTAGCATCAGGTTATACAGTTAACAACCCATCTCCAGGTCAAGTTTATAACTTATCTTATACTAACTTACAAAACTGTTTATCTCAAATTAGTTATACTTTAATGTCATCACCTCCAGGTTCAGTTGGTGTTACAGGTTCTTCTGTTTGTGTAAATGCTACTAATGGTACTGCTACTATAAATTTAAGTCCTGCTCCTGGATCTCCTCCAGGCGTTAATAGCTATTCAGTTGTAAATGCTGTTGGAACTCCTCCTTATAACTTTTCAGTTTATCCAACTGCATTAAACACTTATACTATAGGTGGTATGGCTGCTGGTGTTTATAGTGTAGAGACGTTTGATGGATCTTGTAAGTATTTCAATTTACTTTACATAAACACCTATTTAAACAATCCTACAATATCTCCTACTTCAATGACTCCTTGTACTCAGCCATTTGCTGCTAGTATAACTTGGTCAGTTCCTCCTCAACCCGGTCAATTTACTTTTAATTGGCAACCTAATTTATACATAATGGGTAATCTTAATGCATCTCAAAACGTATTAATTCAACCTAATGTACCTCCAGGAACCAATACTATTATAACTTACACTTGTGTAATTACACCTACAGCAATTAATTGTCCTGTTACTCGCACTATGTCGATTAACATGATTAACCCATCTACTCCTACTTTTGCTCCAATACCCATCTTATGTACTAATGGTAATAGTTACTCAATCCAAGTAACTCCAAGTGGTGGTACATTCTCTATTCCAAATGGAGTAATTGTACCTACTTCAACTGCATTAGCTTTAGGTACTAATACTTTTAGTTATCAATACAATCAAAGTGGTTGTGGTAGTTCTAACACAGGAACGTTTCAATTAAATCAATTTAATCCTGCTACTTTAACTTCTACAATTGCACCTCTTTGTGTAACTAACAGTACAATCAATTTAATGAACATAGTTCAAAGTACAGTTGGTATTTGGACTGGAACTAATGTAGTAAATGGTATTTTCAATCCTGCAGGGTTAAATACAAGCAACTATACATTTACTTACTCAACTCAATCTAACCCAAATCCATTAGCTTGTCCTAATCAAAGTATTCTAAACATCTCAGTTACAAATACAGTATTACCTTCTATAGTTATTAATCCTGAATTTTGTACTAATGGATCTACATTTCAAGTAGTAGCTAATCCTGGAGGTGGTAATTGGTCTAATCCTATAATGTCTCAAAGTGGTATTGTTACTCCTTCTTTAGCTACATTACAAAACACATTAGCAAGTTATACTGTTAATGTTGGACCTTGTGTTAATACAAATACATTTGCTTTACGACCTTCTATTTTTAGAAGTGCTGCTTTAACCGGTACAGTAGGACACTTATGTGTAAACAATTCTGCTGTTAACTTAATGAATATAACTCAAAACACAGTAGGTGTTTGGACTGGTATTAATGTAAATAACATTTGGTTCAACCCAGCAGGATTACCAACCAACACTTATGTTTTAACTTATAGTACTCAATCTACACCTAATACTAGTTTGTGTCCTGATTCTAAAACAATAACAGTACAAGTATCTAATCCACCCGTACCTAGCATATCAAATGTAGGACCATTTTGTAGTAAAGATGGTGCTGTACAATTAACAGTAACACCTAACATTGGTAATTGGGTTAGTTCATCATTTGTATCAAGTACAGGAGTATTCAATCCACAAACAGCAGCAATAGGAAACAATAACGTACAATATGTAATTGGTACTCCAACTTGCTTTGCTCAACAAACTAAACAAGTAAGTGTTGAAATGTATGTTTCATCTGCTATCAGTCAGGCTATACCTGATATGTGTAATACAAATGCTCCCGTTAACTTAACTCCATTTACTGCTAGTCAAGGTATTTGGTCAGGTTCAGGTATTGTAGGCAGTATGTTTATACCTAATACTGTTGGTGCTGGTTCATTTGTATTGACTCATAGTACAGCTACTTCTCCAAGTGGTTTATGTCCTAATAGTTCAACCACATCAGTTAGAGTATATTCACTACAAACACCTACTATTGCTAAAGTAGATACAAGGTGTAATAATGGAATGCCTATACAATTAGATGTTAGTCCTGTGGGAGGTATATTTGGTGGTGTAAATACAAATGGTGTTAGTGTGAAAGGATTATTCAATCCTGCTTTAGGTGTTATAGGTAAAAATATAATTAGCTATAGTATTAATGCAGGACCTTGTATTGCATTTGCTCAAACAACCATTAATATAGAGCAATTTATATCTGCTGACTTAGCAACATATCCTAAAGACTATTATTGTATAGGAGCAGATCAACCATTTAACTTAAACTCATTAGTTAAGAACGTAGGTGGTAGTTGGTTTGGTCCTGGTATTGTAGGTACTATATTTGATCCTAAAAAAGCAAATGTTGGGATCAACAATATAGTATACAACACACATTCAACACCAACTTATACTTTGTGCCCTGATAGTAAAACTATTACCGTAAAAACGGTAGAAATACCTAAAATCAACTTATCTTTAGACAATAACAAAGGATGCGCTCCTTTAAAAGTAGTTTTTAACTCAAATGAAATTAATGGTTTAGGTGTATGGAAATTTGGGGACGGAACAGAAGACAAATCGTTATACACAATGCACACGTTTACAGCCCCAGGTACATACACAGCTAGTTTTAGTTACATTAGTTTAGAGGGATGTTCGGCTTTAACTCAAAGCACTTCATTAATAGAAGTATTAGATCAACCTAAACCTGATTTCGCAATGCCTAGGGAAGTTTATTTATCTAATCCTGAAATACAAACTGTAAATAAAACACTTAATTTAGGTAGACACACTTATACTTGGACTGTATCTGATGGCACAACAGGAAACCCAGTTAACTTACTTTACATACCAAATAAAATAGGTAGATACGAAATAACATTAACAGTACAATCGGTAGAGGGATGTACTGCTGCTATTACTAAAATAGTAGATGTTAAAAATGAATTTAACGTATATATTCCAAACTCATTCACACCCGCTAATCAAGATGGTTTAAATGATTATTTTAAACCCGTATTTTCAGATTATGGTCTTAATCAAAGTTGTTATAAAATGGAAATATATGATCGTTGGGGTCAATGGTTATTTAGTACCAATGAAGTAAATAAAGGGTGGGACGGAAAAGTTAAAGGTGAATTTGCTAAAGAAGGTGCGTATGTTTATAAAATCCGTTATTGTTCATTAGATGGCATTGTAAATGAAAAAATGGGCTCAGTCTTATTGTTAAGAAATTAAATTTAAACTTGATTTCGAGAAAGACGTCTGTACATTTAGAATTACGGGTTTGTAAGGAAAGAGAGGAAAGGTAGGAGAGACAAACGGGTAGGGAAATAAACATAAAAAACATATATATGAAACATAGAGAACCAATCCTTAGAAAACTAGACAGTATTGAATCTAGTTTAAATAAAAATAATCTATTTCTGAATAGAGGAGATAGAGATGGTGCTAGAGAAACACTAGAACAAATTCGAGAACATGTAGAGCAAATTCGTTTGTATATTAACAACGAACCTATAATAGGAAACGAATTAAACGGTTAATATGAGAACAACAGCAGAACAAATTCAATCAAATTGGGATAAATTTATAGGTTATATTAACACCTATATTTCATCTCCCAGAAAAGAAAGTCTATTAGAATTTTATTCTAAATATCAGGATAGGATTATAATGATGCCTGCTGCTCATAAAAAAGAATACCACAATGCATTTCCAGGTGGTTATGTAGATCATGTTAATCGAGTTATTGAATGTGCTATTGATTTACATCATGTTTGGGAAAAACATGGAACAGATACTTCAACATACACACTTGAAGAACTTGTATTTTCAGCTTTAAACCATGATTTAGGTAAAATGGGAGATGAGCAAAATGAAGCTTATATACCTCAAACTGATCAATGGCGTAAAGATAAACTAGGTGAAGATTATAAATTTAACGACCGTTTAGAATATATGTCCGTCCCAGATCGTGGTTTACATTTATTAATGTCTCATGGCATTCAATTTTCTAAAAATGAAATGTTAGCAATTAAATTACATGACGGACTTTACGATGAAGCTAACAAACCATACCTCCTTACTTGGATGCCAGAGACTAAACCACGTACTTCTTTAATTTACATTGTTCACCAAGCGGATTTAATGGCTGCTAGAATTGAATTTGAACATGAATGGTTACCTAAATTTAAAAGTAACTTGCCTAATCAAGAAAAGAATTTTAAATTAGAGTCAAAAGAAACAACTGCAAAAAAGCAGTCTATCAAAACAAAAGCACTTGGAAATATAAAAAGTGCTAATTTGAAAAATGTGATGGACGACTTTTTTAACGACTAATTAAAAAATTAATTAACAGAGGTTGTGGTCAAAAGCTACAACCTTTTTTATTTGTAAATTATGATTATATTAATTATTATTTTAACAGTTTTAGTACTTGTGTTAAGTTACACAAGCTATAACTTATTAAGAAAAAATGAAAAATGTGAGGATATGATTAAATCATATGAAAATTACATTGCTAACCTTTCAAGCACAATCGAGTTTTCAGACAAAAAACTTAAAGAAATAGATGCTAGAGAAATGTTTAAAAGCGATGATGAAATAGGATGGTTCTTTAATCAAGTTCAATACTTACAAGACGAATTAAATAAATTTAAAACTATAAAATAATGGCTAAAAAGAACTATTTTACCCAAGAAACCGAAGATGCTATTGTTTTGTATAATAAAACGGAAGACCCAGCAGTTAGAAGTAAAATTTATGACGAAGGTATTCATTATGCCTTTTTTAAACTTACCCAAAATATCATTCATACATTTAAATTTTATCATACTGAAGTAGAAAACATAGAAGATCTACAACATGAAATCATTACGTTTTTACTTAGTAAAATTCATTTGTTTGACAATACTAAAGGAACTAAAGCATATTCGTATTTTGGTACTATTGTTAAACGTTGGTTAATATTATATAACGAAAAAAATTATAAAAAGAAAATCACATCCATACCAGTATCTACTTTAGACGACGATAATTCAGAATCGTATGTTATGGAAGAACATAATTCACCTAGTGATAAATTATCAATAAACGATAAATTAGCTTTATTTATGGATTTATATGTTGAATATTGTACTTCAAACATTTACAAAATATTCCCTAAAGATGAAGATGCTAAGATAGCAGATGCTGTTCTTGAATTATTTAGAAAACGTGAAAATTTAGAGGTATTTAACAAAAAGGCACTATATATTTATATACGTGAAATAATTGACGTTAAAACACCTAAAATAACTAAAATAACAGAAAAATTATTTGACATATATAAGCGTAACTATTCGTTTTACCTTGAGAACGGATATATAAAATTTCATTAATCCATATTTATCATCATGAACGGATTAGATTCTAATATATTCGGTGATAAAAAGTTTTCAGATTTGTTGAAAGAAATATACGACAACCAAAAAAAGAAAGAAAAACAAATCTCAACCTTAATCAGTGAATTAAAGCCACTAATTGAAAATATTGGTGACGCTACATTAATTGTTCCTTTAATTAAAGAATATCTTGAAATAGGAGTTAAAAACGACGAACAATTAATTAAAATGGCTACTATAATTCAACGCGTAGTAGCAAATAACGCCTCTGTAGAAGCAGGTGGAAATTTACTTATATCTGATGAAGAAAAAGCTCAATTGTTAGGTGAAATAGATAAACTTAACAATAAAGAAAACAAGTAATGAATTTATTTGAACAAAATAAAAACTTTATTTTTAATACCCCTCTAGTTAGTAGAGCAATCTTCCAATCAGTTAGAGTATTAAGTATTGTTATGGATGAATCTCATCCTAGATTTACAGAATTAGGAGGATGGAATGCTTTAGGAGTAGTAGAATATGAAGATATATCCAATAACAACTTTAACAATGTTCCAAACGGCATAGCATATCCATTTTATTCAAATATAAAACATTACCCTATACCTAACGAAACGGTTTTTATAGTAAGTTTAAATAGCGATAATGAAAATAATAAAAAAGTATATTACGTTGATATAATTAATTTGTGGAATCATCCACACCACAATATTTACCCTGGTGTAGATTCACCTTTACTTCCTATAGAAGTAACAAATAACTACCAAGACGTTAACAGTGGCCTAGTAAATAAAATAGTAGACAACCCAGATTCATCAACATCAGAAAATACATTAGGTAATTATTTAAGTCTTACCTTTAGGGAAAGATCAAATATTCACCCATTAAAACCATTTGACGGAGATGTAATATATGAAGGTAGGTGGGGTAATTCAATCCGTTTCGGTAGCACAACTACCACAATCAATGGAGTAGAAAATCTTAATCCATGGTCTGATAATGTAGATCAAACTAAAGATGGAGATCCCATTATCATAATTAGAAATGGACAAGGAAATAGAAGTGAAGAAGGGTGGATACCTATTATAGAAAACCCAGATATAGATAACTCATCTATATATTTAACTAGTACCCAAAAACTGTCTACAATTAATGAAACATTTTCAAAACAAGAAAATAGAGGATATAACGTAGGCAGTTACAAAAATTCAAATACACCACTTCCTACTTCTTTAGAGCAATACTCTAACTCTCAAATTCTTTTAAACTCAGATAGGGTAGTTTTAAACACAGAAACAGACAATATTATTCTTAATTCATTTAATGGAATTCACTTATCCACACCCGCCTCTACAGGTAATATAAATCTAGACTCTAATGTAGTAACAATGGATTCTAATTTTATTTATTTAGGGAATCAAAGTGTAGCTATTGAACCTTTAGTATTAGGAAATAGATTATTAGATACATTAAGACTATTATTAGAATCATTTTCTAGAATAAATGACGCTTTATCTAATGCAAAAACAGATATAGTAATAGAAGGAACGTATGCTACATTGTTTGAATTAAATGCTACTGCTAAAACAATTAAACCAACATTGGATGAAATTAAAAAATTATTAGGAGTAAGTAATGAAGATAGTATAATTTTGTCTAAAACTACATTTACAAAAGAATAATGGCAATAAAACCTAACCCTCAGTCTGCTAAAGCTACAGGTGATTTACTAATTAATTTAGGGATACAATTAGCTGTAAAAGTAGTTCCTCCATTAGTTAAAATGGCGACTGATGCCGGGATAGAAGCTTTAAAAGGATATTTTAAACAACCGGAAGGATGCCCAGCAAACGACAAAATATTAGAACTTATAAATACAAGAAATAATATTTTAAAAGTATTAAACCCAACTAGTAAAACACTTGAAGCATTAGTTAAAACATTAGATGTAGCTAGCACTACCTTAAACATTACCAAAAATGTAGTAACTATATCATCACAGATAATAGATGCATATGTTTTAGTTGCCCCTAAGGTAGTACCTCCACTTCCTGTACCTCCTAATATATTTACTACAAAAGCAAATATAGATGATACTTTAAATCCTATATTAAATAGTCTTACCAACCGCGTAAACATAACAAACATAGCAGTTAATATTGTTTATAACATTGTAATAAAAATAATAGAAGTATTAAATGCTATAGATCTTCATATAAACGAATGTTCTGATCCAAATAACCCACCTCAATTAACCCCAATTGATCCATTTGTTCAATCTGTTTTTGACAAATACCAAGAATCTCTTACATCACAGGTTGATGTATATACAGCATATAATACAACATATAATGGATTTACATTAGAAATAGTTACTGGATCGTATGCTCCTACTGCAAGTTCACCTAAATTAGTTACTGCAAAAGCTGTTGGTAAAAATTTTGGAGGTATTCCTATTATAGAAACAGAATATTCTTTTACTACTACTCCTCAAGTTTTAATAGATGAACTTAAACTTAGAATAGACACAGAAAACTTAAAAGCATATTGATATGGCATCAACAAACGTTACAAATATAAAAAATGCATTTACGTTAAGTGATACCTTAGGAGGAAATGCTGGTAATCAAACCTCTAAAGATCCTACGTCCAACATTGATCCCACTAATGCTAATTATTTAATTACGTTAAAAACTCAAAAAATAAATTTTGGAGACATTACTACTACTAATACTATAGAAAGTGTAATAGCAGGAGCTGGTTATCAATCTGTTGAGGAAGCTGTAAAAACTAAAGAAGGTCAAGCTGTTATAATTCAATATACAAATACAATAAATACAATAAGTGCAAACGCTAATCTAGAATTATTTTACAATACAGGGTGGTATTCAACCATTAAAAATAATACACTCCCACCCTCAACCCAAAAGCCAACATCTTATTACATTGTAGATAAAGTAAATGCTCGTGGAAATAATCCTCCTGGAACTCCTCCCAATGATATATCTATAGCAGATAAATTGTATGAATGGTTAGATGATATATTTTTACAAATGAGTCAAAAAATGGTAAAAGAGGATTTTGAAAACACTCAGAATACATTTAAGTTTGATTTTGCAAGTCAAGAATCAGCATTACCTAATTCTGATGAAGAAAAAGCAGGACCACCCCCTACCATTTCTCCTTTTAACCCAGCAATAAGTACAGCTGGTGGGTTAGCTAATGCTCGATTTGTATGGATGCAGTGGTTTATAAATGAATATGTAAAAAACTTAGATCAAAGATTTACATCAAAAAATTACTATGCTAGTTATCCTAATTTGAAATCAATTGTTCCCTTATTTTCTTCAACTACTTCTAAATTAAAAGTTAATGTTAATAAAAAAATTGTACTCCCATATACTCCATTTGGGTCTTCTAAATTAGAAGAAGGTGCACCTAAAAAATTTAATGTACCATTAGTATTCCAAAATGGAACCGCAAATCAAGCATTGTATGGTACAAGAGGAGAAAATATTTCTGATCGCACAGACTTTAAATTACCTGACTATATAAAACAAAACGCAACACCCGGTAGTACTCCACAATCATTATTAGATCAACTTAAAGCAAGATATGGTGGAGAACAAAAATCCGTACTAAGATTTACCGGGGTAGTAAAATATATAGAAGATATACCTAGATGTAATACTTCAAAAATTCCTAGTGAGTTTACACAAGGAAAAGCTCCAAATTTCAAAAACATATTACCTTTTAAAACATCAGCAATCCCTGCTGCAATTAAACCCAATTTTAGATTATCTGGGGACCCACGTTATATCCCAGATCGTTTCGGAGATGCTTCTAAAGGTCAGGCTTTACCTTATTTTTTAGCAAATTTTAAAAAGGACACTGCAATAGATCTTTATAAAGATGGAGCATTATTTATTTGGGGACTTTTTCTAAGAATAGTAGATAAAGCATTCCCTAACTCAGAAGCATTTAAGGGTATAAATTATTTAAGTACATTTAGAAATAAAAAAATATATGATTATTTTTACGAGGAATCAAACTCAGCCCCCACAAACCCAAAAAAGAAAATATATAAAGTTTTTAATCCTGGCTCTCCTATGCCTTTAGTTGATTTTAAAACTATGTTAGGTGGAGGAGGAAATCTTCAAGACGTGTTAATTAATGGTAAAACACAAGTAAATGAATTGCAAATAGGTACACAATATAGAATAGACACGCCAAGTAATGTACGTATACCAATACATTCTTTACTTAGTATATCTATTCCTAATTTAGCAACAGCTCCCAACATGGAGATAAAGGAATATGGTGCTACTGCTAGAGACTTATGGGAATTAATGAGAACTTCTCCTCAACTTAAACTATTTATAGAAAATTTCTTAGAGAATAAAATTGTAGATGTTAGAGAATATACTAAGGATAATTCATTTTTTCCATTACCTGATGATGATAAAGGGATAATTTCATATGGTATATTTGGTAATACTGTTTATCAAGTAGATTTAATATGTGGGCGTAGATAACAAATAATTTATATAAAATTTTAATACTTTCAATATTTATAACAAATGAAAACCGACATCCTTAAACAACTTATCAAAGAAGCAGTAAAAGAAGCAATTCACGACGAATTGAAGGATATTTTACTCGAGGCTGTAAAGGCACCAAAAATGCCAGTTAACGAATCAACTACATTAAACTTTACAACCAAAAACATACCACATCAAGCACCTAAACCCACCGTAGATACTAAAAAGGCATATATGGATATACTAGGTGAAATGGCCCAAGGTCCATCTTCGGGCTTTGCTGGTGATTTTCAAGTTAATGGACCTGTAAATACAATGTCTGAAGGCAGTTCATTGCCAGGTGGGCAATTAGGTTTAGATCAAATAATGGGACTAATAGGTAAGAAATAATGGCTTTTGGTGCTAAAAAAATATATCCAATAGATCAACGCCCCGGTACCGCTGTGGGTGTATCTATTCCATTTAATGCACCAAATGTTTTCTTTTCTACCTATACTACTAAAGATGCTATACGTAATAATTTATTAAATTTCTTTTTAACAAATACTAATGAAAGATATTTAAACCCAAATTTTGGTTCTAATTTAAGATCAAAATTGTTTGAACAAATAGAACAACAAAATTTAAGTGGTTTACAACAAGCTATTCAAGATTCAATAGCAAGATATTTTTCAAATATAAGTGTTGAACAATTAGACATAACTCCTGTGTACGATAGTAATGAAGTATTTGCGAATATAACATATAGTATTATAGATACAGGAATAGTAGACAACATACAAATAGGATTTGCATAATGGCAGTAAATAAAAATATAAAATACATCAATAAAACTTTTGAAGAGTTTAGGGCTAACTTAGTAGATTATACTAAAACCTATTTCCCAACCACATACAACGATTTTAGCCCAGCATCTCCAGGTATGATGTTTATGGAGATGGCTGCTTATGTTGGGGATGTCTTATCGTTTTATTTAGATAATCAAATACAAGAAAACTATCTACAATTTGCTCGTCAATCAAATAATTTATTTGAATTAGCATATATGTTTGGTTACAAACCAAATGTAACAGGTGTAGCAACTACAAATATAGATTTCTATCAGAAAGTCCCTTCAATATTGTCAGGCTCAACATACATTCCTGATTTTAATTATTCTTTATTTATTCCTGGTAATTTTACAGTATCTACTAACACTAATCCTGCAACGTCATTTTTAGTGTCAGATGACGTAGATTTTTCAGTTTCAAGTTCTTCAGATCCAACAGAAATATCTATATACGAAGTATCAGGAACTACCCCATTATATTACTTACTTAAAAAGAATAGAAAAGCAATATCTTCTACAATTAATACAACTACATTTAATTTTGGAGCTCCTGTTAAATTTTCTACTGTTGAAATTAATGCATTTAACATGATAGGAGTATTAGATTGTGTTGATTCAAACGGAAATACTTGGTATGAAGTAGACCATTTAGGTCAAGAAATGGTATTTAATTCTATTAAAAATACTAATACAAACGATCCTAATTTATCAACATACGGTGATGCTCCATATCTTTTAAAATTAAGAAAAATTCAACGCCGTTTTACTACTCGTTTTAAAAACTCTACAACATTACAAATACAATTTGGAGCAGGAACAGCCACAGATTCAGATGAAGAAATAGTACCAAACCCAGATAATATAGGTATTGGTTTACCATTTGAACAAACTAAACTTACAACAGCATTTTCTCCATCTAACTTCCTATTTACTAAAACATATGGTATTGCTCCATCAAATACTACTTTAACAGTTAGATATTTAACTGGAGGAGGAGTAGCAGCAAATGTAGCAGCTAATACTTTAACAATTTTAAATACTACTTCTAGATTTATAAATTCGAATCTAGATCCAAACACAGCAAACGATATATTTGGTTCATTAGCCGTAACAAACCCATTAGCAGCTAGTGGAGGTGGAGACGGAGATACAATTGAAGAAATTAGACAAAATTCTATGATGAATTTTTCTACTCAATTGCGAAACGTAACCCAAGACGATTATATGGTTAGAGCAATGAGCATGCCATCTAAATATGGTAACATTGCTAAAGCATTTATTGAACCAACTAAAATTAAAAATCTATCCGCTGGAGAATCAAATTCAGTTTTAGATCTTTATATTTTAACATTTAATATAAACAGAAATCTTATTGCTGCTTCTGTTGCACTTAAACAAAATCTTATAGCATATTTATCTCAATATAGAATGTTAAACGACTCTGTTAACATTAAAGATGCTTATGTTATCAATATAGGAGTTAATTTTGATATAATTGTTTTACCTAATTACGTTAGCACAGATGTAATAGCAAGATGTATATCTGCTTTACAAGTATTTTTTAATATTAGTAATTGGCAAATTAACCAACCTATTATTTTAAGAGATTTATATGTTTTATTAGATAGAGTAGAAGGAGTTCAAACAGTTAAAAATTTAGAAATAACAAACAAATCAGGAATAGAATTAGGGTATTCTTTATATTCATATGATATAAAAGGAGCTACATCTAATGGTGTAATTTATCCTTCACTTGATCCTATGATTTTTGAAGTAAAATATCCTAACGTAGATATTCAAGGTAGAGTAGTACCATTATAAAAATAAAATGGCAGTATATAAAATATTCCCAACAAAAGACGCTACAATATACACAGCGTATCCTGATGCAAACTCTGGATTAGATGAAATTATTGAAACTTCTTTAGAAGTAGGAGCACTAATGTTTCCTGCTCCTCAAGCTAGTAGATTTTTAATTCAATTCCCTTCAGATGAAATATCTGATGTTTTAGTTAATAAAGTTTCTAGCTCACAATGGCAATCAAATTTAAGATGTTTTATAGCAAATGCTGAAGGTTTAAACTTAGACACTACTTTAGAAATATATCCTGTATCTCAATCTTGGGAAATGGGAGTAGGAAAATATGCAAATGTTCCTAAAACAACAACTGGTGTAAGTTGGATTTGGAAAAATTATTTAAGTGGAAGTAAATGGACAACAGGATCATTTAGTCCTGGAACTACAGGTTCATATTCATCTACTGTGGGCGGAGGTACTTGGTACGTAACATCAAGTTTATCTGCATCTGTAACATTTGGTTATTATACTGATAAAGACATTAATGCTAATGTAACTAACATAGTTGGAGCTTGGTATAGTAGTTCTATTCCAAACAATGGATTTATTATTAAACAAGCTTCTGAATTTGTAGATAACGAAGATATTCAACCTAAATTAAAATACTTCTCAGTAGATACTCATACGATATATCCTCCATGTTTAGAAATTAGATGGAATGATTATTTATTTAATACTGGTTCTAGTGGATTAACATTTATAACTTCATCTCAAATAGTAGCTACTTTTCCTAATAACAAAGGATTCTTTGAAAAGGATAGTATTGAAAAATTTAGATTAGATGTGCGTCCACAATACCCAGATCGTACATTCCAAACCAGTTCATTTTATATTCAAAATTATTATTTACCAACAGCATCTTATTATGCTGTAAAAGATTTAGATACAAATGAATTTGTAATTGATTTTGATACAACTTATACTAAACTAAGTGCAGATGATCAAGGTAATTACTTTACAATTTATATGAATGGTTTAGAACCAGAAAGATATTATAAATTTTTAATTAAAACTTTAATTAATGGAGAAACATTAATTTTAGACGACAATTATTACTTTAAAGTTGTTAATGGGTAATGGCACAAGAAAAAATAATCTTATCTAAGACAGGTTACGATCCTACTCAATTTAGTAGGGTTATAAACACTACTTTTTCTCAAACAGTTTCCCCTACCCCTCCAACTGCATCAAACCCAATCGTTACAGTAAATGATTTTTTTAATGCTTACGATACTTTATTTTTTAGTATTCCTATAACTGGAGAAACCAATTCACACGAATATTTAGTTAAAAGAAGCTCAGAATATGTTGGAGGAGAATCAATAAACGAAACTATCCAAGCATTATTAAATGAAATTAATGGTCTTAGAGCAGAAAATTTAGAAACTTTTACTCAACAAAACGAATTAATTAGATTACAATCTGAAAATGAATTATTAAAAGTTCAAATAAGTGCATTGTCAGGTTCTTCTAATACTTAAAATAAATGGCCCAAGATATTGTAAATATAACCCAAATAGATGCAAAACAATTTCAATACCAAGTATTTGGTACTGATGTTGCTTATGTATCTCAAACTGATCAAACCGGTGTAGATTTTACTTTAAATACAAATAACTATGTTGAATTATATGTTTATAATTCTCAAAATGTATTAGTAAACCAAGTATCCCCATTTACAAACTACAATATTGTAGGTATAGAAGTAGTAGTTGATCCTCAAAAAGATTTAGAAAGTGTAGGATACGTTGAAGGAAAATATACTTTATACTATAATTTTCTTACCCCACTTTTAGGAGACATTTCCAACCCATTATACATCTCATCTATCAGCTCAGATAGAACAGAAATTATATTAAAACAATTAGATCCACTAAATAATACAATCACATCCGATGCTCCACTTCAACAAGCTGCATCTGACGATAGTTATTTTTATTTAAATTTTGGTAACAATAAGTTATTAATAGGTGTAAATAGTTTATACAACAATAATCCTGCAGACCCAGCAATTGCAATCAAATTATACAAACCTTTACCTGCAGGGTTTAATCTTAATAATACGTGTTGGATTGTAGATAATGTAGCATCACCAATAGCGTACTCAGTTGATATACAAACTATATTTACCCCAGAACAAGATTTACAAAATAGAATAGCAGGTCCTAATTTTAATATTGATGTTCAAAATCAAATAAATAATTCTACTTCTTATCTTAATAAAAATACATTAACTCAAAATACTTTACTTTTAGGATCAAGTAGTTTTTACTATCAATTAAATAGCATACTAGCAGAAAAAGGAATAGAAATAAATGTAGACTATTCAGATTATTCTAATTTCATTCATTTTTCATCTGCTCAAACTCGTTTAGAAAATTTTTATTATAAACTTTCTTTAATAGAAACGTACACATACAGTGCTAGTTTTGCTAGTGCTTCTGTAAATAGTAATTATTATGTTTCTAGTAGCTATAACATTTGGCAAGCAAAAATAAATGAAATCATAACTAATTTTGATGGTTATGAATATTATTTGTACTATGAATCAAGCAGCGCTACTTGGCCTAAAACAAATAATTCTATTCCTTATAAAAATGCTTCTATAAATTCTGTATCTGGTTTAAATTGGTTGTCTACACAATCTTTATCTGCTTCTATTTACGATCAAAATAATCAAGATGCTTTACTTTTAACTATACCTGAGTATTTAAGAGAAGACGATACTAATTCTAATTACTTCTTATTTACTCAAATGGTAGGCCAACATTTTGATAACGTTTGGTTATATATTAAAGATGTAACAAATAAATTTGATGCAGATAACAGATTAGAATATGGTGTTTCTAAAGACATAGTAGCTCAAGCTATTAGAGATTTAGGAGTAAAATTATACCAAAATAACTTCTCAGATGCAGACGTATACTCAGCATTGTTAGGTATAACCCCGTCAGGTAGTACTTTACTAATACCAAATGCTACTTCATCTTTACCAGTTCCTTCAGGATCAGGTTTAGAATACGTAAACACTTATGTTACTGCTTCTGTTACAGGTTCGATATTACCACTAGATAGTGTAAATAAAGAAATTTATAAACGAATTTATCACAACTTACCTGTATTATTAAAGAAAAAGGGTACACCTGAAGGTTTAAGGTTGTTAATTAATTTATATGGTATTCCTGACACTATTCTTAGAATAAATGAATTTGGTGGTAAACTTAAAGCAGCATCTAGTTGGGATAATTTTCAAGATACATTTAATTATTCATTTGACGTTTACGGAAATGGATATGTTAAAACAACATATACTGCTTCATCCGCTGGGGTTGATCCTAAAACTATAGCTTTTAGATTTAGTACTTATGGTGTTCCATCTACAAGTTCATATCAAACACTTTTAAAAACAAATAATTATTCTATTGTTTTAGATTATACGGCTTCTGGTCTTAGTAGTGGTTCATATTCAGGTTCTATAGTTAATCCTTATGATTACTACGGAACATTAAAGTTTGTAAATACCGTTAGTGGATCATCTGCTAGTGTTTATTTACCGTTTTTTGATAACGGATGGTGGTCAACAATGTTAGTAATGAATGGTTCTACTCAAACATTGTATGCTAAAAATAACATATATTCTAATTACGACGGAAATACAATTGGCTTTCAAGCATCTGCTTCTGTAACAGGTAGTTTAGGGGCAGCAACCGGATCTTTATATTTATCTAATTCTGGTAGTCAAACAATATCAGGTAGAACATATCGTCCATTCTCAGGTTCATTCCAAGAACTAAGAATGTATACTACATACTTATCCCAGTCTTCATTTAATGATTATGTGATGAATCCTTATTCTATAGAAGGAAATTCAATTACAGGATCAGAATCAGCATTTAGTGCTTTAATGTTTAGAGCACCATTAGGAACAGTATTAGATAATAGTGCTTCTCTTACTACTAGAACTTCAATTCATCCTTCAATTACTCAATATCCTGTTACTCAATCGTTTGTAACAGGAAATAGTACATATTATTTATCTGGGTCATTTAGTTTTGTTTCAAACGAAGAAACTATTTATCAAGATCAACCCATTGCTGGTATTAAAAATGCAATAACAGAAAAAATTCAAATATCTCCTACTAATGAACCTTCAGGAAGTGTATTATCTCAATACATTACTGTTCAACAAAATTCATACTCAGAAGTTTATACACCAGATGTAGATTATGTTGAAGTAGCATTTTCTCCTCAAGATGAAGTTAACGACGATATTATATCTCAACTTGGATATTTCAATTTAGGTAATTATATTGGTGATCCAAGACAAATGTTAGATACAATTCCAAATTATCCTGATTTAGATAGATTAAGAGATGAATATTTCTCTAAATATACTCATAATTATAATTTGTGGGATTATATTAGATTAATTAAATTCTACGATAATTCTTTATTTAAAATGATTAAGGATTTTGTACCTGCTAGAACTAGTTTAGCTACGGGGATTGTGATAAAACCTACTTTATTAGAAAGAAGGAAATATCCACAACCTAGAGTTATTACTAATAATGTAATAGCATATGTAGGAGATCCATTAGCTAAAATTAATAACATACCTAACTAATGACTTCATCATTCTATAGACCGCCAATAAAAGATATTACAATTACCTCTTCTATAGGTCGTAAATCTTCTTCTTTGTCTTATGGACAAATAACACCTTACCAGTCTACAGATTTTGAATCACTTCCTATAGAAGCAATTAGTAGTAGCACAGCCGGTACATTTCCTAACTTATATGGCAATATTTCATCTTCAAATTATTATATTAACATTACTCAATCTTGGTCTAGTTCAATTTTAGGACCTTTAGGTTATGGAGTATTTGTAAATAATGATCAAAAAGAGTTTTATAATGGTGAATTAAGTGGTTCTAACTTAACAATATCTGATCAAAGATTAATAGACGAAGATTGTGTTCAATTTTTAGAAGTTGATACAATAGGAAGTTCATATACATCTAAATTTTTCTACGGCAATAGTTACTTAGGATATCCTCCTTATGTTTTTTATGAGGAATTATATTCTATTATGACTATTAATGAATTCATGAATGAAAATGTAGCTCCACATTCTGGAGAAATATTTTTATACTATTCACAAGATACTTATAGAAACGTTGTTGAACAAACACCTATAGTAGATCCATCTGGTAAAGTTGTTATGGGTGAAGGGATTTTATTTGTTAAAATAAATAGAGTAGATAATGATGGATCGGATAATACTTTAACGTTACAAAGTTTACAACAAATTAGAATTAAATTTAAAGATATATATGGGACAGGAGTGCCTTTATACGCAACATCTCCTTTCCGCTACGATTACACAGCATATGATGTATTATCAATATCTGAATATCCTAATTATTATCTTTATTTAGTAAATTCTAAAAACAGAATGTCAATAGCTTCTAATAAAATAGGAGACTATAGCACATATGCAAGTGGTGGGGCAGCAAACATAAATCAACCTATATTTACTCCTCCCTCTACGCTTATAATAGGAAATTATACATACCTCTCAGGCTCAGCTTCATCAAGTTTTACAGCATCCTCTGGGATATATACATTTGCGGATACACCAAATGTAGGATTTACAATCACTGCATCTGCAACTGCCTCAGCAGCAAATGTTACAATGTCTTTAGTATATGCCTATAATCTTGATAACAGTACAGATCCTCCTGGACTTCTTTCGGGTCAAGTGATAGCTTCTGTAGCGTCAACAGGCTCAAATCAAATATTAACCCTATCTGCTCCATTAGGAAATCGTTTATCTCCTACATCCTCTTACCCTATAGAAGGATCTCGTATAGCATTAACAATGTTTCATACATATACAACAGGAAATAATGGTCTTTCAGGAGCAAGATTAAATATAGCTCAATTAGTAGCCCCATCATCTTCAGCTCCCTCTGTTACTGTATTTAACCCAACTCTTACAACAGCATTTACAAATACAGATTGTGATGTTACAATGAACAATGCTATTGAAGATAGAGTTAGTTCAATTTATCAACAAATAGATTATAGTACATCTACAACTGTTCCTGTTAATTATCAAGCTGTTGTTTCTAGATCAGCTACTTACGCTCAAGTAAATGATTTTAACTATTATTCTACCCCAAGAGCATTAGCAAAATATCAAGGTGCTAAATTAGAAACTGCTATTTTAAACTTTTATTCTTCATCTGATATAGGCCCGGATAAAACTCCAAATGTTCAACTTTTAGAAAATTACTTTCTTTACTTTGACTGGATTGGAGGAACTACCCCAGATTTTATAGGTAAATCAGCAGCACATGTTAGAGCATTGATTGACATTGATGGAAACATATACGAACCATCAGATGTAGGAATATATTTTGATAGTTATATTAGAACGTTTATTAAAGGTGCTGATGTTAATGTTATAGTTAGAGCAGCTGATAACTCATACCCGTCTAATGGTTTAAGAAGTATTTTATATCCTTATAATTTTCCTGTTCCTATAATTGCATCCCAAACAGGAAGTACACCATCAGAAAATATATCATTACCATCAATAGCATTTTTTAAATACCCAGATTATTATAATAGTGTTATAACTTATTTTAATTCTAATAGCATACCTAATTTTAAAAGTTTATGGACAGGTAGTAGTGGAGCATCTAGTTATAATTCTAGTCCAACATCAATTGCCGTACCATCAACTTATACTCAACTTCCTATAAACGGGAATGTATATGTTAGTAATACTACTACTATAGGTTCAAATAACATTAGATTTACCAATACAAGTAAGTATACTAGAGTAAAACTTACATCTACACTTAATAATATTTTATTATTTAATTATAGTGAGGCATATGAAGGAAATCCTGGAGGGCCAATTCAACAACAAGTCCAAAACAGCACAGTTGTAACATTTAACGTTCAGATTAAAGAATTTCCTACTGGAAGTACATATGGGGCAAGTGATGCCACAGTAATAGCTCAAGCGAATTTTGAAGTTCGTGGTGATAATCAATATACTTTTGGTCCAAGTAGCGGAAATGCATCTGGTGTGAAGGTATATAAACCATATGCTTTTTCTTTATCAACGGATTGGATAAACATAGATCTTTCTAAAGCATATTCTGTAGTATTTAAAATCATACAAATAGAAGGAGCAGGAATAAAATATATTGAAGGAACAACAAACCCTGTTACTACAGGTGCATCCATTAATCTTGCTATAGCTGCTCAAATATTAAAAGAAATGGGTGTTTATATTCCTAACCCACAACTAAGAGTAGAACAAGAAAACGGTCCTACATCAACCGGATACACAACCGCATCCTACAACCCAGGAAGTTCATTATACTATTGGACAACGGGGTCAGACAAAAATATATTATACGGTCCTCAATTTACAGAGAATATATACAAACAAACAGATGTTGGAGCATTATTCCAAGCCTGGACTCCTTCAGGAAGTGAAAAAAATGCTGGATATGGAGATTATATACCATTCCAAATATATCCTGGAGACCAAATCAGATTTGAGGGAGATGAATCTCAAGTATATAATGTAGTAGAATCATACCCTCCAGGAGAAATAGCAACTGGTACTCCTACACCTACATCATCATTTTATAACCCATATTTACAATTAAAACTAGACCGTCCAATTATAGATGGAACACAAATAAATTCATTTTTAGTTAGAAGATTAGAAGTAAATCCATCATTTATGGTTTTAGATTGGGATGGTACTGGATACACTGGGGGTGGAGGATTTATAGTACCTCAATATATGGCCAAACGTGGATCAGATATGGATTATAATAAAGTTATAACAAGTTTAAAAGAAAAAGGAATAATACCATCTTAATAAGAATATAAAACATTAATATTTATAATAAAAATACACAAAAATGGGATATCTAAATAATAGCGTTATTACAGTAGACGCAATTTTAACAACCAAAGGTCGTCAACTAATGGCAAGAAACGACGGATCATTTAAAATTACACAATTTGCTTTATCCGATGACGAAATCGATTATACATTATATAACCCAAATCACCCATCGGGCTCAGCATACTACGGTGAAGCTATTACAAGTATGCCTTTATTAGAAGCATTTCCTTTGGATACTCAAATAATGAAGTATAAATTAGTTACTTTACCTCGTGGAACAGCTAAATTACCTATTCTTGATTTAGGTACTAACGTTATAAGTTTAAAACAAGGAGCATCATATACTATGAATCCTCAAACATTAAACTATAATTCACAAGTAGAATCAAGTGGGTATATGGTTACTGTTTCTGACGCTAGATTATTAGGTTCATTTACAGCAGTTGGTGTAACAAATGTTCCAACTGGGTCTAATGTTACTGTAACATCAGGTACTAATGTATCTCAAACCGTGGTAGGTACTTCTATTACATTTAGAGCAACAACTTTAAACACATTATATCCATCAGGTTCAACCACAGGAGCTGTACTTAATGCTACATTAACTGTAACTGGAAAAGACAGTGGAGCTCGTTTAACAATTCCTTTACAAATAGTAAAACTATAATATAATTTAATATGGCATATACATCAATACCAGCAGAAGACTTTGTAGTAAGCTCAGAAGCAGTAGCATCAGCAACATGGACTAATGGAGCACCAACACTAACAAATTTTTATACTTCATCCGTTCAAGAAGCAGGTGCATCTGGAGATTTTTATCTTAACGTTTATCAAACAGCTTCTGGTTTAACAACAGCAGAAGTTCAATTTGCCATTACTTATGGTAATAAATTTGGTTATGGATCTACTTACTACAATGCATCTGTATCTGGTTCTACTCCAACTAAAACAACTTACGGTCAATATCGTACTTTAATAAATGGAGACGAAAATACAGATTTTACTTTTGGTATTGCTGGATCAAATAACCAATATACTTCAACTCAATTTTGGGCTATAAACGTTGACAGAAATCGTTATAGAGAATCTTTACTTCCTGGCACTTTAACATTAAAATTATTTTATAATAGTCGACTTGTTTTAACAGACGACAGTACAGTAACTAATACTGTGGTATTTAAAGATGCAGGACGTGTATTTCAATTAGTTAGTGGATCAGCAGGTGTTGTATACACAGGATCAAATGCCTATGGATATCAGCCAGGCTCAGGTTCATATGGTTGGCTTTTACCAGATATTGGAGTGATTTTATTAAACCCAGCTGCATTATCTGCTTCAATAGGTTTAACTCCAAATACTTCATCTAATACAGATGGTTTGAATTATGTAAGATTATTTGATGCTATTAATGCTGGAAATTATCCTTCTTCTGGTGGCACATTTACATTACAAAGTCAAGAAACTATATCTGCTGATTATGTATTTGTTAGAGTAAAAAACGCTCAATACAACTATACAGAAAATCCAAGCTTTACAAATGCATCAACTGGTGAAGTAAATTATCCTATCTTTATAAACAATCCTCAAACATATATTACAACAATTGGAATGTACAACGATGCTGGTGATTTATTAGCTGTAGCTAAAATGTCAAGACCTTTACCTAAAGACTTTACTAAAGAAGCCTTAGTACGAGTAAAATTAGATTTCTAAGATGAATGGGTGCGTTCAAACAATTTTTAGCATCTGATATTATTGTAACTCCCTTAGAGGTAAATAAAGATTTTACCTTTCAAGGAGACTCGGTTTTTACTGGTTCAAATGTCGGAATTGATAGATTCTTAGGACGAAATTTTCTTAACTCATCTTCAATATTTGAAGAAGGTATATACGGGTCTTCAATATACGACAACATTAACGCTGTGTATGGTGGAACAGATGTGCCTACAGGAGAAATAGCTCCTATGGACTTTGAAAGTTTAATCTACTACTCAGTTAGACACCTTTACTACTCAAATTATTTATCTTCAAGTTATGGAGACAATGTTTCTACTGCATCAATTGTATTAGGTGCTATACCTGAAGGTAATGTATTAACAGGAAGCATTAACGGTCCCAGATATGACAATTATTTACAAACAACTTTAACATACCCAAAATATTTTCCTACTACTTCAAAATATAGTAGTGAAGAAAATATTGGTATAGGAGTTATTTCTATCCCAACAAAATTATACGGAGATTACATCCGCCCAGGTTCATTTTATTTTTCAGCTGAAAGTGGTAGTTTAACAGATGATGGAGAAGGAAATATATATCTTAGTTCTAGTTTATCTACTAGTTCTGTATTAATAGGTAATATATTTTATCCACACGGGCTAGTAGTTGTAACAGGTAACCCAACAGTATTCCCATGGAATACGGGGTCTATTTTTAGTAGTATAGTTAATTTTGTATCATCATCTAATGTTACTTGTTCATTTTCAAGTTCATATACCATTTATGAAACACAATATAAATGTACTATTAGAGAAAATGAATTTAATTTTACATTAAACCCATCAATATCTTCGGGTGGCTCAGTATATACAAGCTCAAACGGAACATTTTACACGCCAGATGAAAATTTAGTAGGTTTTGCTACTGCTTCTTATTTTAATCCTTACATTACTACTGTTGGTTTATATGATGAACAACAAAACTTATTAGCAATAGGTAAATTATCTCAACCATTACCTAGTTCACCTACAACAGATACTACAATAATTATAAACATAGATAGATAAAAAATGAACAATTGGTTATATAATAACGAGGTTATAGAAAAATTAGAAGACTTTCCTGAAAACACTTATGGGTTTATTTATATAGTAACTCATAAACCTACAAAAATGTCTTATATAGGTAAGAAAGCACTTTACCATAACCTAACAA